TAGAAATAATCCAATAAGTAAAGCAAATAGAGCATATATTAGTAAGATAAAGAAAGAAAGCCATCCAGATAATCTTGAAAAAATCCAGTTAAAGAAGAAGAAACTACATGCAATGTCTAATGAAGAGATTACAAAGTTAAACAAAAGACTGCAATTAGAGAAACAATATAAAGAATTAAATAAAGCACATGTTTCAAGTGGAAAAAAAATAGTTGGTGGGCTTCTACTTTCTGCTGCAAAACAGAGCGCGGCTAGTTATATTGCTTCTGGTTTATCAACCGGCATTAAAATTCTTGCCAAATAGGAGGTTATAATAATGACTATGCCTAAAGATGCTCTTTTAGGACATATTGGTCTTCTTGGTATGCAAAAAAAGACTAAGAAAAAGGGGCACACCAAATCTACTAAACAAATTCTTTCAGCAATTGGTACAAAGAAAGTTTCTGAAGTAAATAAAAAATAGGGAGTAAACATAGTGTTATCAAACACTGCAACACCAAGATATTATGGTGAATTTCGTGACGCAGTAATAAAAGGTAAGATCCCAGTCTGCAAAGAACTCTCTATGGAAATGAATCGCATAGATGGTCTCATTGATAATCCAGCTATCTATTATGATGAAGACGCTGTTGAGGGATGGATCAAATACTGTGAGACTGAACTTACTCTTACTGATGGCGCAGATTTAAATCTATTAGATAGTTTTAAACTTTGGGGCGAACAAGTTTTTGGTTGGTATTATTATGTTGATAGAAGTGTATATGAACCATATCCAGATAATCGTGGCGGAAGATTTGTTTTAAAAACAATTTTAAAAAGACTTATCAATAAGCAATATTTGATACTTGGTCGTGGTGGTGCCAAATCAGTATATGATTCCTGTATTCAATCATATTTTCAGAATGTGGATACCTCAACGACTCATCAGATTACTACTGCTCCAACTATGAAGCAAGCAGAAGAAGTTATGTCTCCAATAAGAACTGCTTTAATACGCGCACGCGGGCCTTTATTCCAGTTCTTAACAGAAGGATCTTTACAGAATACTACTGGGTCAAGAGCCAATAGGGTTAAGTTAGCATCAACCAAAAAGGGTATTGAGAACTTTCTTACAAATTCTATTATCGAAGTTCGTCCGATGAGTATTAACAAACTACAAGGACTCAGACCAAAGATTGCAACAATAGACGAATGGCTTTCTGGTGATATTCGTGAGGATGTTGTCGGCGCCATTGAGCAAGGCGCATCTAAACTAGACGACTATCTGATAGTCGCAACTAGTTCTGAAGGAACTATCCGTAACAGTTCTGGCGACACAATCAAAATGGAACTAATGGACATACTTAAGGGCGACTATATCAACCCACATGTATCTATCTGGTGGTATAAACTAGATGATATACAAGAAGTTAATGACCCATCGACTTGGCTTAAAGCAAATCCAAATTTAGGTAAGACTGTTACTTATGAAACTTATCAACTAGATGTCGAAAGAGCAGAAAAAGCTCCCGCAGCTAGGAACGATATTCTTGCTAAACGATTTGGCTTACCCATGGAAGGATTCACATATTTCTTTGCTTATGAAGATACATTACCGCATAGACGAAGAGATTTTTGGGGATTACCTTGTGCAATGGGCGCCGATCTTTCTCAAGGAGACGACTTTTGTTCATTCGATTTTCTGTTTCCATTAAAGAATGGAACATTTGGTATTAAAACCCGTTGTTATATTTCTTCATTAACTTTGAAGAAACTTACAGGGGCGATGCGTAGTAAATATGATCAATTCATGCGCGAGAACAGTTTAATTATTCTGGAAGGCGCTGTTCTTGATATGATGGAAGTGTATGAGGACTTAGATAAACACATTATCGACTCAGATTATGATGTAAGATGTTTTGGTTTCGACCCATATAACGCAAAGGAATTTGTTACTAGATGGGAGGGAGAGAATGGGCCTTTTGGTATAGAAAAGGTTATTCAAGGAGCAAAAACTGAATCTGTTCCTCTTGGCGAAATAAAAACCCTTGCCGAAGAACGTATGCTTATTTTTGATCAGGAGTTAATGTCTTTTTGTATGGGTAATGCTATAACACTTGAGGATACAAATGGTAATCGTAAACTTTTAAAGAAGCGATATGACCAAAAGATCGATAGTGTAGCCGCTTTAATTGATGCTTATGTGGCGTATAAGGCAAATAAGGATGCCTTTGAGTAATAAAAAAGGAGTGAAATAAATGGAAGATTTAACAGCAAAAGAAATAGCGAGACTTAGTGGGATTACTAGACATACTAAAACAATGGCTTTCGGGACTAAAGTTCAGGATATTATTGACGCCATAAATCTGGGGACAGGCCCAGTTGGCCCTGCAGGTCCTGCGGGCGAAGCAGGAGCAGCTGGTGCAGCAGGCCCGCAAGGAGAACCAGGACCTTGTACTTTAGTACCGACTGGAACTCCGGTAAATGCTATCAGTGGAACAGCAACATTAGATATTACTGGTGTAGTTCTTGATGGCGAGACAGTTACTATTAATGGAGTTGATATTTACGAATTTGCAGCTGATGTGGCCTTAACTGTTGGGGAAGGCAATATTCCTGTTAATATTAATGCATATACAGTTAAAGCAACTGATGGATTAACAGTAGATGTAAAACCTACCGTTGGCGATACCATGACGATTGGCACTAAAGACTTCACGTTTGTGCCTAGTGGAACGGCTAATGGCGACGGTGAGATCGATGTCGGTATTCCTGCGGATTTACTTGCCGATATACAAGCATCCATTGTTAAGGCCATTAGAGGTACCGATGGTCACAACGAACCACATCCTTTAGTTACCTGCGACGAGGCCTTTTTAGGCAACGTCTTAGCGATCACGGCGCTAATCGGTGGGGTGGCAGGAAACGATATTGCGACCACTGAAACTTTCACCGCAGAAACCAACGTATTTAGCGCAGACAAACTTGCTAATGGTTCAGATTGCGTTGCCGCAGATGCCGTAACCGCTCTTGCAGCAGCTATTACTAATTCTGATACCCAAGGTGTTGGTGCTGTAGATGGCGCAGGTAATACTGTCGTCCTAACTGCTGATATTGGTGGAGTTATTACCAATTCAATAACTGTCGCAGAGAATATGGCTAATGCGGCGTTTGTTGGGGCAGTAACCGCATTGGCCGGTGGCGCCGATGGGACCGTTGGTGACGCAAGAAGTATTCTAATGGACGAGACTTATCTCTATCTTTGTTATAATGAGAATACTATTGCCGATAAGAACTGGCGCCGTATTGCACTTGGGCAAGCTTATTAGTTATTAGATTAAATTAATTTAAGGAGGTGAAAGGGTGGAGAAATCTATAGGGAGTAGATTGCGTCATGCATGGAATGCTTTCTTGAATCGCGATCCTACTGATCTTCGTCCCAGTTATAACATGGGTTATCTTAGTACATCTAAACCAGATAGAGTACGAATGACACGAAGTAATGAGCGATCAATTGTAAACGCGATTTATAATCGGATCGCTATCCATGTATCATCACTTTCCTTCCAACATGTACGTTTAGATCAAAATGGGAGATATCTAGAAGAGATTAAATCAAATCTTAATAATTGTTTAACTTTGGCTGCGAACTTGGATCAAACTGGGCGGGCATTTTTTCAAGATCTAACACTGTCTATGTTTGATGAAGGTTGTGTAGCAGTTGTTCCTGTTGATACAACACTTAATCCAACTATTACAGGAGGATATGATATTTTATCTCTTCGTGTTGGGCGAATTCTTGAATGGTATCCAACGCACGTAAAGGTTTCTTTATATAATGAAAAGAAAGGAATAAAAGAAGACATACTCCTTTCCAAAAAAGTAGTTGCTATAATAGAGAATCCGTTTTATGCGGTAATGAATGAGCATAATTCAACATTAAAACGGCTTATTCGTAAACTGAATCTTTTGGATGCAATTGATGAGCAAAGTGGGTCTGGAAAATTAGATTTAATTATACAACTACCATATGCGCTTAAAACTCCAGCTAGGTTTGAACAAGCAGAAAGAAGAAGAACCGATTTAGAAACTCAATTAAAAGACTCACAATATGGCGTCGCATACACTGATGCAACAGAAAAGGTTACTCAGCTTAACCGACCTGTCGAAAATAATTTAATGGCTCAAATTACATATCTAACTAGTATGCTATATAGCCAGTTAGGTTTAACAGAGAGCGTATTTAATGGGACGGCAGATGAAAAAGAAATGATTAATTTCTATAATCATACTGTAGAGCCAATTGGCGCTGCAATTACAGATGGGATGAAACGTAGTTTTCTAACTAATACGGCTAGAACTCAAAATCAATCTATCATATTTCTTAGGAAACCATTTGATCTTGTCCCAGTTTCGGATATGGCCGAGATTGCAGACAAGTTTACTAGAAATGAGATCTTATCTTCTAACGAATTACGAGCAATTATTGGATTTAAACCATCAGAGGATCCAAAAGCTGATGAACTAAGAAATAAGAACTTAAATCAAAGTACAGAAGAGATAAAAGAACCACCAAAACTTAAGGAGGAGATGAAAGAGTGAGCAAGAAATATGATTTCAGTGGATATGCCACAAAGAACGACGTTCAATGCTCTGATGGTAGAGTAATCCACAAAGATGCTTTTAAAGATAATGATGGTCAAACAGTGCCTCTTGTTTGGCAGCATCTTCATAATGATCCAAATAATGTTCTCGGGCATGCACTTCTTGAGAATCGCGAAGATGGAGTATATGCATTCTGTTCGTTTAATACAACAAATCAAGGCCAACAGGGTAAAGAACTTGTTCAACATGGTGACATTACGGCATTATCTATTTTTGCAAATAAACTGAAGCAAAAAGGAAACTCTGTTCTACATGGCGCCATCAGAGAAGTAAGTCTAGTTCTTTCTGGTGCAAATCCTGGTGCCCTTATCGATAATCTTTGTATTGAACATGGAGATGGCATGGATGACACTATTGATCCTACTGAAGCCATTATCTATAGTGGTATGAAGATTTCTCTTGATGGTATGGAACATGCAGATGGCGGCGAAAAGACAATACAAGACATTTTTGATGATTTTACAGAAGAACAGAAAAATGTCGTTTATGCTTTGATCGCACATGCTGTTGATGCTGAAGAAGATGATGAAGATGGCGAACTTTCAGCTAGTGATATAGCTAAAATTAATGCGTATATTAAAGGAGGAGGAGAAGAATTGAAACACAATGTATTTGATAATAGGGACCAGGAACCAAACAAGGCAACTTTAACTCATTCGCAGGTTCAGGAGATTTTTGCTGATGCAAAGAAGTGTGGATCATTTAAGGAGGCATTCTTACAGCACATTACTACTTATGGTATCGAAAATATCGACTATTTATTCCCTGATGCTAGAACTATAACTTCATCTCCGGAGTTTCTTTCCAGGAGAATGGAATGGGTTTCGGGTGTTATCTCAGGCACTAAACATAGCCCATTTTCTCGTATTAAGACTGTATATGCAGACATTACTGCCGATACTGCTCGCGCCAAGGGGTACGTCAAAGGCGCACAAAAGGTAGAAGAATTCTTTGCTTTGTATAAGCGTACCACTCTTCCCTCTACCATCTACAAGAAGCAGAAATTAGATCGGGATGATATCATTGATATTACTGATCTTGATGTTGTAGCGTGGCTTAAAGCTGAAATGCGTATGATGCTTGATGAAGAAATTGCTCGTGCGGTCTTAATTGGCGATGGACGCGCAGCTATCGGCGATGACGATAAGATTGACGAAACAACTATTCGCCCAATCTACACTGACGACGAGGTATATGCAGTTCATAAAACTATTGCCTCCGATCATGAGTGGGACGAAATTATTGAAGATATTATTCGGGCACGTAAAGACTATAAAGGTTCTGGAAATCCGAGTTTTTATGTTACTCCAGAAGCCCTTACTGAGATGCTTTTGGTAAAAGATACTCTTGGTCGTCGTTTGTACCCAACTCTTGCAGAATTGTGTTCAGTTCTTCGGGTAAAAGAGATAATCGAGGTTCCAGTTATGGAGGATATATCTCGTGACATAACCGATCCTGCACCGGCGACATTAAATCTGATTGGTATAATTGTTAACCTTTCAGACTATACTCTTGGCGCAGATAAAGGCGGTCAAGTAAACATGTTTGATGATTTCGACATTGACTATAACCAATACAAGTATCTGATGGAAACTCGTTGCTCCGGCGCCTTGACTAAACTGAGTTCCGCTTTAGTTATCGAACAGACTGCTGCTGGCGAGTAAAGGAGATTCAAAATGGCAAAGTTTTATGGAGAAATTGGCTTTGCTGAAACTTCTGAAACGGCGCCTGGTGTGTGGGAACAGAGTATAACAGAACACTTTTATTCTGGTGATGTTATACGTAACACGCAGAAATGGCAACGAGGAGAAGGTCTTAATGATAATGTTGAAATTAACAACATTATAAGTATTATTGCTGATCCTTATGCCTATCAGAACCTTAGTACAATGCGATATGTTAAATGGATGGGGGTTCTTTGGAAGATCTCTAATATAGATGTCCAAAGACCCCGTCTTCTTTTAGGTATTGGGGGTGTGTACAATGGGCCGACGCCTACTCCTACACCAGCTCCTGATTAATACGTCAGGAATAGACCATGTATATTTTCAACCCCCAGAAACACTTAAGATGGAATATCCATGTATTGTATATAAGCGTACTTCAGCGATTACCAGATTCGCAAACGACTTTCCTTATCTCTGCGAAATGCGTTATCAGGTAATTGTAATTGACCCTAATCCTGATAGCGAAATTCCAGAAAAGATTGCGGCTCTGCAAAAGTGTGTTTTTGATAGACATTATACCGCAGATAACCTCAATCATGATGTTTACGAAATTTACTACTAAAGGAGGATTAACAAATGGCTTTACTTACATGGGACGATACTGGTGAACACTTATATGAAACTGGAGTTAGTAAAGGCGTTCTTTATCCACAGAATAACTCTGGTTTATATCCCCTCGGTATTGTATGGAACGGACTAACTGCTGTCACAGAGAACCCCTCTGGTGCAGAAGCAACACCTATCTATGCAGACAATATTAAATATCTCAATCTGCTTTCAGCAGAAGAATTTGGTGCTACCATTGAAGCGTACACATATCCTGACGAATTTGCAGTATGTGATGGGTCTGCTGAACTTGAAACTGGAGTTCTTATTGGCCAACAGACTCGTACAGCTTTTGGGCTTTGTTACAGAACAGAGATCGGAAACGACATTCTTGGTGTAGCATATGGTTACAAATTGCATCTAATTTATGGCGCTACTGCTGCTCCTTCGGAGAAAGGTTTCCAGACAATCAATGATTCGCCGGAAGCTATTACTTTCTCTTGGGAAGTTTCGACTATTCCCGTCTCTGTTGCAGGATTTAGCCCAACGGCATCTCTCGTAGTTGACTCGACAAAAGTTGGCGCTCCTGCTTTAGCCGCCCTTGAAGCAATTCTTTATGGAACAGTTGGCGCAGATCCTTATCTTCCGCTTCCAGACGAAGTTGCTGCTATATTTACTGGTGGCGCGCCTGCTGCTGTTGCTCTGTCGACTATTCTTCCTGCTGATGGGGAACCTGCTGCTGCCATTACAGCAAACGTTGTTATGACTTTCAACAACGAAATTAAGACCGAAGCAATTTCCGTCACAGATGATAATGGCGGCGCAGTTGCTGGAGCTAAGACTTGGGATGTAACTGGTAAGATTCTTACCTTTAGCCCAACAGCACCTCTTGCTAATAGCACTACGTATCTTGTTTCTGTCAGCGGCGTAGTGGATATCTATAATCAAGTGCTCGCACCTGAGATTAAAGACTTCACAACTGTAGGTCTGTAAACTAAACCCCTATTAAAGTCGGAGCTCTCTGAAAGAGGGAGAGCTCCGCAAACTATTTAAAATTTGAAAGGTGGAAAACACTATGTTAAAGAAAACTATGACTTATACAGATTACGATGGTAATGAAAGAACTGAGGACTTCTACTTCAATCTCAGTAAAGCAGAAGTTGTTGAATATGAACTATCACAAAACGGCGGCCTCATAAATGTAATTAACAAAATAATCGCCGAACAAGATAGTAAAAAGATCATTGAGATGTTCAAGGAGATCATCCTCAAAGCTTATGGCGAAAAATCTTTAGATGGCAAACGATTTATCAAATCGAAAGAACTTAGCGATGCTTTTTCTCAAACCGAAGCATACAGCGACTTATTTATAGAGTTATCCTCTAATGCAGACGCAGCAGTAGCATTTATGAATGCTATTGTGCCTGAGGTGAAAGATGTTAAAGATAGTAATCCCTCCTAATGAAGCATTTGATGAAACAACCAATGAGTTTATCTCATTTAAAGGTCAGACTATACAAATAGAACACTCTCTCGTTTCTTTATCAAAATGGGAGTCGAAATGGCATAAACCCTTTTTATCAAAGGGTGAGAAAACCACAGAAGAGACTATAGATTATGTAAGATGTATGACAATTACGCAAAATGTTGACCCTAATGTTTACAAATTTGTTACATCGGACAACGTTAAAAGTATAGAAGCATATATCGATGAAAGAATGACGGCGACTACATTTAATAATCCTAAACAGACTATAAATAAAAGTATTATTACCGCGGAGATCATCTATTATTGGATGATAACTTTTAACATTCCTTTTGAATGTCAGAAGTGGCATCTCAATAGACTTTTAACGCTTATCAATGTATGTAGTGCTAAGAGTCAACCTCCAGGTAAGATGAATAAGAAAGAGATAATGAGCCGTAATGCGTCATTAAATGCGGCTCGTAAACAAGCATTGGGCACTAAGGGGTGAACATATGGTAAAGGCTACCGATATTCTTTGTGTTGCTAAATCTTGGCTTGGTTATAATGAAGCGGATGGTTCTTTCCAAGAGATACTCGATGTCTATAATTCACATGAACCTTTAGCTAGAGGGTATGCGATTAAACCAACTGATTCGTGGTGTGATGCATTCGTATCCGCTGTAGCAATTAAGGCAGGCGCAGTCGATTTAATAGGCACAGAAGTTGGTGTCGAGGAACACGTTAAGATCTTCAAAGCTAAAGGTATATGGATAGAAGATGGAACTGTAACGCCTAAACCAGGTTGGATAATTGTGTTCAATTGGGATAAAGACCTTCAACCGAACGATGATTATTCCGATCATATTGGAATTGTCGAAAGAGTCGATGGAGACATTATTACTTGTATTGAGGGTAATAAATCTGATTCCGTATCTCGTCGCATGATCGGTCTTGGTTGGGGATATGTTCGCGGATTTGCTGTGCCAAAATATGACGAAGACGAGGTAGATAATATGGACTTTGAAAACCTTACGGACGAACAAGTAGATGCTCTCGTGGACCGCATTGTTAAAAGACTTACTTCTTTGCCGCCAGCTGAGTATGCAAAAGAAGCTTGTGAGAAAGCTGTAAAAAGTGGGTTGTTTGCCGATGGTAATAATGATGGTAGTGTTGATGCCCCTCAAGCTTTTTTACGGAGGCAAGAACTTGCCGTTGTCTTAGATAGATATGGTTTATTTATTAACAATGGATAAATTATATATACGAACAATATTTTTATTATGGGGCGGCATGATTCTTGCTTTTATAATGAGTCTAGTCTTATATTTTGGTGGAGCTAAAATCTTCATGATCCATCTAGCGGTAGGATTTGGTTTCGCTTTAATTTGGATAGCTTGGTGGCTTAATGATAGAGATAAACTTGACTCAAGTAAGATTCTTATATTTATTTTAATTTATATAGGCGTTATTATGGCCGGATCATCTTATTATCTTGCTTTTATAGGGCGTAATGAGATTGCAGAAAGTCTTTCTAGAGCCGCTCTTGTTGAGTTAGTTGCCCCCGCAGTTATAATGTTGTTAAAATCGATGGTTGAAAATCTTTCTAAACATAATACTTGGCCAGATAAACCATCTCTTCCAAAGGATAAATTTCCACAGATTTAAGGAGGTCAACACATGATCAGATTTAGACATCGTGGAAATTTTAATAATACTGAAAGATTTTTCAATAAGGCGCCAAAGATGAACTACAAACATATTTTAGAAAAGTATGCTGTCTCTGGCGTCAAAGCTCTTTCTTCGGCCACACCTATAGATAGCGGAATAACTAAAGATTCTTGGGATTATAAGATCTCCATATCTTCAAAAATTTCTACTATAACTTGGACAAACTCTAATATTGTAAACGGCGTCCCAATAGCTGTAATACTTCAATATGGCCATGGCACAAGAAATGGCGGATATGTCAAAGGAAGAGACTACATAAACCCAGCGATAAAACCTATATTTGACAAACTTGCAGAAGACGCATGGAAGGAGGTAATCAACATATGAGTAAAAGTATCGACAACCGTGTCGTCGAGATGCAGTTCGAAAATAGTAGATTTGAACAAGGCATTAAAACTAGTACAAAGTCTCTTGAGAATCTTAAAAAAGGTCTTAATTTAGACCAGTCTGCTAATAGTTTAAAAAATCTTGATAGGGTTGGGAAATCATTCTCTCTTGCTCATATTTCAGATGGAGTAAACGTTATAGCAAATAGGTTTACTACGCTTGGTATTATGGGGGTTACCGCTCTTCAGAATATTACTAATGCAGCATATAACACAGCAGTAGGTATAACCAAAGCACTTACAATAGATCCTATATTTACTGGTCTCAGTGAATATGAGACTAAGATGAATGCTATTCAAACAATTCTTACTAATACGGCAAGTAAAGGCACTACTCTTGATCAAGTTAATGAAGCTTTGGATAAACTTAATGAGTATGCCGATCAGACGATCTATAATTTTGCTGAGATGACTAGAAATGTTGGAACGTTCACTGCGGCTGGCGTTGATCTAGATACATCCGTTGTTTCTATTAAAGGTATAGCTAACTTAGCAGCAGCTTCTGGTTCAAATGCACAACAGGCCTCTATAGCTATGTATCAGTTATCACAAGCTATATCTTCTGGCACAGTTAGACTTATGGACTGGAACTCGGTTGTTAATGCAGGTATGGGTGGCGAGTTATTTAGAACTGCCTTAGAGAAAACGGCCGAAGCACTTGGTCATGGACGAAATATGGCAGTATCATTTAGGGAATCTTTAGAGTCTGGGTGGCTTACTACAGAAGTTCTTACTAAAACTCTTACGGACTTTGCTAATGATGAGGCGCTTATTAAAGCGGCTACGAACGTTAAAACGTTTACTCAATTAATCAGCACTATGAAAGAATCTATGCAATCTGGATGGGCTGAGTCTTGGGAAAACATCATCGGTAATCAGAAAGAATCTGTTGAGTTTCTCACAATGCTTAGCGATTCATTTAATAAAATTGCAGGTGCCTCGGCCGATGCAAGAAACGCAATGCTTAAATTCTGGAAAGATAACGGTGGTCGTGCCGACCTCATTCAATCTTTTGTAAATATAGCGCAAGGATTAGGGTCGGTTATTAAACCTATAAGCGAAGCATTTAGAGAAATATTCCCGAAGATGACTGCTGAAAGATTAGTCGAGATAACTAGAGCTTTTAAAGATTTTACAGCACAATTAAAGTTAAGTGATGAAAATGCAGCTAAACTGAAGACTAGCTTTAAAGCAGTATTTGCAATAATTAAGGTTGTATTAGAAAAAATGCTTACGGGCGTAAGAATATTTCTTACAATTGCCGATGGTTTAACTCCTTTACTAAGTTCTTTCCTTACATTAACTAGCGCACTCGGAGATTATATTCTTAAACTCTATGAAGTATATGACGCCATGGGTGTATTTGACTGGATATTAAGTAAAGTTTCTTCTACAATGGATATTCTAACAGGAATACTTACTGGCAGCACAGCTAGTGGTGGGGCTTTTGATGGGATAACTGCTTTCGTCAGTGGTATGGCAGATGCTTTTGGAAAGATAGCTGACTATATCGCAGAAGATATTGAGAATTTCGATGTCGACAAACTCTATGCTGTGATTAACGGAACTATATTTGGTGCCGTGCTGCTTGCTGTTAGGAAGTTCATAACTTCTCTATCTGGTATAGTGGAGAACGCAAAAGGTCTTCTTGGTGGAATTACAAGTATATTAGACGGTGTTAGAGAATCTCTTAAGGCATGGCAAGCGCAACTAAAGGCTGGAACATTGTTGAAGATCGCAATGGCTGTAGGTATATTAGCTGCATCTTTGCTTATATTATCAACAATTAATCCTGAGAAAATGGCTTCTTCTTTAAGAGCAATGACTTTGATGTTTGGAGAACTTGTTGGCGTAATGGCTTTATTAGAAACAGTAGTTGCTATCCCTGCCTTTAGAGCAGCATTTACTATACCTCCTTTATTAATAGGTATATCTGTTGCTATTCTTATATTGGCAGCAGCAATGAAAAAATTAGCTGAAATAAACCCAGATGATATTAATAAAGGTCTTAAAGCAGTTGCTGGATTAGCAGTAGTGTTAGTTGGTTCGGCGCTTGCTTTGTCCAAGGTATCAAAACCATTAATGGTTGGGGCACTTAGTTTTATATTCTTTGCAGAAGCCATAGTAATTCTAACAAAAGCAGTACAAAAACTATCTGAAATAGACCCAGAAAAACTACAAAGAGGATTACTTGGAGTAGCCGCTTTATGCACAGCTTTAGCTTTATTTATGAGAACTACCGACCTAAGTAAGATGGGCTTTGCCACTGGCACAGGACTTATATTCTTAGCTACGGCTATGCTCATATTATCACAATCAGTTTTACGATTTGGCGAGGTGGACCATGAATCTTTAATCAGAGGACTTATAGCTGTCGGCATTCTTCTTGGTGGTATTGGTGTGTTTATAGTAAAAATTGGTAGTCCTCAAAAGATTGTGGCAACTGCAGTAGCTTTAACGATTCTAGGTACGGCAATGCTTATATTCTCTCAAGCAGTTATGCGGTTAGGAGAAATGGACCACGAAGGATTAATCAGAGGTCTTATTGCTGTCGGTGTTTTGTTAGCAGAAATCTTCATCTTTACCAAATATATGAAGGTTTCATTAACTGGAGCAGCTAGTATA